AAACTGCATAATATTAAACCATAAAGAAGAGGATAAAAAGATTGTACAAGGATTTGGATACCATGAAGAATTGGAATACATCGTCACTAAGGCTGAAAGGAATACTTTTTTATTGGACCTTGTGGGTCATATTACTGGGAATTCTCTCGTTCTTTTCCAATTCGTAGAAAAGCATGGAAAAATTTTATACGACTTGATTAACGATAAATATAATAATAGACCTGTTTTCTTTGTATATGGTGGAGTAGATACTGATACAAGAGAACAAATTAGGGAGATTGTAGAAAATGAAGAAAACGCTATCATCGTTGCGAGTTATGGCACATTCAGCACTGGTATTAATATTAGGAACATTGATAATATCATGTTCGCAAGCCCATCAAAAAGCAAAATCAGAGTGCTTCAGTCCATTGGGCGTGGCTTGCGCCGTGGAGACAAGAGCAAAAGCCTCAAACTCTTTGACATCTCCGATGACCTTTCCTATTCCAATAGGATCAATTTTACGTTGAGACACTTCAAGGAAAGACTAAATATATATGATGAACAAAAATTTAATTATGAAATAGATAAGGTCAACCTAAAATGAAAAACCAAACGCCAACAATTTTAAAACTTGCTAACGGTGAAAATATTATTGGGTTCGTATCTGAAAATAATGATTATTTTAATATAGATTACCCATTGTCTATGAGAATAGTCTTTAGGCCGGGAAGAGAAGGTCCGTATGAATCGTTAAATTTAACAAAATGGGTACAATCATTAACTGATCATCGAGATTTTAAAATTCATGAAAAGCATGTTGTCATTTCATTTGAGGCATCTGCAGGATTATCAAAATATTATAATTTTGTATTGAAACATATAATGGAAGAATTAGAAAATCCCTTAATGTCCCAGATAGAAGATTTAACAAAGAAAGCTGAAGAAGAAATTGAAGATGTAGATGAAGAAGATATCTACGACGAGTTATTAAAAGAATTAGATACTGAATCTAAATTAATTCATTGAACCATCGACATACTTAAATTACACCATTTTTTTCGTTGTGTCAATACCCCTTTGGCGCTTGACATATTCTATACGTTTTACTATAATGAAACTAATTGTAACTAAAAGGAGTTGTTATGGCAAAACAAAAAAGTAGACATTATGTTGATAATAAAGAATTTCTTAGGGCTATGATTGAATGGAAAGAAGAATGTAATAAAGCAGATGAAATATTGCCAGTTACTGATTATATTGGTGAATGTTTTCTTAAAATAGCCAATCATTTATCATATCGTCCAAATTTTATTAATTACACATATAGAGACGAAATGATATCAGACGGCATTGAGAATTGTTTACAATATGTTAAAAACTTTAATCCAGAAAAATCGAATAACCCCTTTGCGTATTTTACACAAATCATCTACTATGCTTTTCTTAGAAGAATTGCTAAAGAGAAAAAGCAAAGTCATATAAAAAATAAAATGATTGAAAAAGATACTTTTGATTCATACACAACAATGGATGGTGATGATACTTCATACACAGTTCCTATGGGATGGTCTATAGATAATTTACCAGAAGAAGACGTTTATAAACCAAAGAAAAAAGCTGCAACTCCCACAGGTTTAGAAAATTTTATGGAGAACGATAGTTGAAAATCGCATTAATAACAGATACTCATTTTGGTGCTAGAAATGATAATGTAAATTTCAATGAATATTTCTATAATTTTTATGAAAACATATTCTTTCCATATTTGAAAGAACATAATATAACTACTGCTATTCATCTTGGCGATGTTATGGACAGAAGAAAATATGTTTCTTATAAGATTGCAAAAGATTTTCGTGAGAGATTTATTGATAACTTTGATGGTATTGATTTCCACATGCTAGTTGGTAATCATGACACATTCTATAAGAATACAAATGATGTAAATTCGTTACAAGAACTAGTAGACGGTAAATATGAAAATATAAAGGTGTATCCAGAGGCCACAGAAGTTGAGTTTGATGGATGCAAGATTCTGTTTGTTCCATGGATTAATGCTGAAAATTATACCCAATCGGTAAATCTCATTAAAAATACGAATGCTCAAATTTGTATGGGTCACCTAGAGTTAAATGGGTTTGCCATGATGAAAGGTATGATTATGGATCATGGTTGGGACAAAGAGGAGTTTCGTAATTTTGATATGGTGATGAGTGGTCATTATCATCATAAATCAGATGACGGTCAGATATTTTATCTTGGCACTCCATATGAGATATATTGGAATGATTGGGATGACCCTAAAGGATTTCATATATTTGATACAGAGACAAGAGAGCTTGAGCGTATTGTAAATCCACACAAAATATTTAATAAAATATACTACGATGATAGCACAATGTCATATGAAAATCATGATGTTTCACAATACAAGGATAAATACATCAAACTAGTCGTGGTCAACAAAAAAGACCTTTATCAATTTGATAAATTTGTTGATAGGCTCTTGACTACAGACTGCCATGAGGTTAAAATAGTAGAAGATTTTTCAGATTTAGATGCGAGTAATGTATCTGATGATATTGTTGAAAATACAGAAGATACGATGACACTACTGGAAAGATATATTGACGATTTAACGGTAGACCTAAGTAAAGACAGACTTAAAAATACAATGAGAACTTTGTACACTGAAGCACAGGATTTGGAAATTTGATTCATTTTAATTATGTTAGGTGGAAGAATTTTTTATCAACTGGTAATCGTTTCACTGAAATACAACTAGATAGAAATTCAACAACTCTTATCATTGGAGAGAATGGTGCAGGAAAATCAACTGTGCTTGATGCTCTATGTTTTGGTTTGTTTGGTAAACCGTTTCGTAATATCAACAAACCGCAACTTCTCAATACAGTGAATGGTAGCAGTTGTATAGTTGAAGTAGACTTTCGTGTTAGTGGCAAAAAAATAAAAGTTATTCGTGGAATGAAACCAAATGTGTTTGAAATTTATATCAATGATAAGATGTATAATCAACATGCAAATGCCAGAGACTATCAAAAGTATTTGGAACAGCAAATACTAAAATTAAACTATCGTAGTTTTACTCAAGTTGTTATTCTTGGTTCATCAACTTTTGTTCCTTTTATGCAACTCAAGTCTCAACATCGTAGAGATGTTGTTGAAGAGATTTTGGATATTCAAATTTTTTCTTTAATGAATATGATCCTAAAAGAAAAGCTAAAAACTATTGACACTAATTTAAAGGATACCAATTATAAACAAAGTTTAACTTCTGAAAAGATTTCTTTAAAGAAAAAATATATTGATGACGTTCAAGAGAATAAAAGAAAATTGCTTGTTGAAAAAACAAGTTTAATCAGTGGAAATGAAGAAGAAATCTTTAAGAAAAAAAGAACGATTGGTGGACTACAAGATGATGTTGATATCATGCATGAACAAATAGTAAATGCCACCAAGATAGAGGAGAAATATAATAAGCTCAAAGATATTCAATCTCAACTTAAAGAAAAACATAGAGCGCACTCTCGGCTTATTGATTTTTTTGAAAAGAATGAAGATTGCCCAGTGTGCCAACAGCACATTGATGAAGAATTTAAGAGTGCAATAGTTAATGAAAAAAAGAAAGAGACAGAAAATCTAACTAATGGAATGAATGATCTCAAAGATGAGTTAAATGCTACTACCGCAAAAATAAAGATTATAGCTGATATTAATAATGGTATACAGCAAAATAATGTAGAGATAGCAAAAGAGAACAGTTCTATTTTACAGTTAGAAAAATTTAACTCCACGTTACAATCAGAAATTGAACATTTAAAAAACAGTAAAGTCAACAAACAAGATCATATAGAATTGGAAGAGTTAGAAAGTGAGCTTGTAACTCTGAAAGACTTGAAATCAAAATTACAAGAGGACAAGACCTACGCTGAAGCATCAAGAAATATGTTACAAGATACTGGTATCAAAACCAAGATTATCAAGCAATACCTACCCATTATGAATAAGTTAATCAACACATATTTAACGTCAATGGAGTTTTATGTCAACTTTACGTTGAATGAAAATTTTGAGGAGACGATTAAATCAAGATACAGAGATGATTTTACTTATGCATCATTTAGTGAGGGTGAGAAAATGCGTATTGATCTTGCACTGCTATTTACTTGGAGAGCGGTAGCAAAAATGAAAAATAGCACAAATACTAACTTGCTTATTCTTGATGAGATATTTGATAGTTCACTTGACAGCACAGGCACAGATGAGTTTTTAAAAATTCTTAATACCCTTGGTGATGAGAACGTATTTGTTATTTCACATAAACAAGATGCGCTGGTAGATAAATTTAGAAGCACCATACGTTTTGAAAAAGTGAAAAACTTTAGTCATATGGTATAATTATATGTTCAAGTCAAAACAAAAATTAATTGTTTCGGGTTGTAGTTATACAGATAATGCTTATGAATTTCCTGTGTGGCCGACATTACTTGGTGAAAAACTTAACATGGAATCTGTTAATTTAGCAAGAAGAGGACAGGGAAATGAGTTTATATATGGCACATTATTAGATTATATAATAGGGGCAAAAAATATTGGATTAGTTATTGCTATGTGGTCTGAATTTCATAGAATAGACTTTCAATTTGATATGGAACATCCAGACGAACATTTATCAAATGGGTGGGTATCAATACATACAATAAGAAAAAACTATCCAGACAATTCGCTGGGATTGTCATGGAAAGATAATATTGCTGATGAATTAAAAAAACATGGTTGTAATGAGCCTATATACAGAACTAGAAAATCTTTGAGATATTTTTATAGTTTTCAGAAAATTTTAGAAGCACTGAATATCAATTATTTGCAAATTACAGGCACTATACCAGATTGGGGCGATAGTGCATATCTTGATTGTAAAGAAATATTATCAAGTGATTACACAAATCTAATAAATGAAAAAACTTTTATTGGATGGCCTTTATTCGATAAAATTGGAGGATTTACCATAGACAATTTTTTAAACGAAAAAGACCCGACAGATACTTTAAATAGAATTGATGGTAGAAGAAATAGTGTTGGTAGTATGATTGATTGTCATCCAAATAAACTTGGTCATGAACAAATAGCGGATTTCATATATGAATATTATGTAGAGAATATAAAATGAAAAATAAAATAGATTATAATCAAATTGTTGAAAACTTGAAGCAAGTACATGACCCAGAAATTAGTATTAATGTATTTGATCTTGGTTTAATTTATAATATAGAGATAGATGAAGAAGACCCACATGTGACCATCACACATACACTCACAAGTGCTTGGTGTGGCTTTGCAGATGAAATTACAGAGAATATAAGAAAAGCTGGGTATGCGCCCAACGTTGAACATGTTGAAGTAATAACAACGTTTGACCCACCATTTACTATGGAATCTGTTCCAGAAGAAACAAGAATGATAATGGGATGGTTATGAAAAAGAAAATACATATTAATATGCATAAGATTCGTGCAAACAAGAAACATGGTACAAACGAACCTGTTATTACCGTGAAGACTTACAAGACAAATACTTATGGTCATGAGGTGGAAATATTAGGAGATAGCAAGGTTGTTTATTCTCCTGACAAACCACTATCTTGTGGTGCGAGGGTGTGGATTGAAACTGATGCAGAGGTGAAAATAGATGGGCAAACGCTCGGACTTTGAACGTAAACCTAGAGATTTCTATCCCACGCCATATGAGGCAGTAGAACCACTATTTGATCATTTACCAGAGATGTTTCTATTTGCTGAACCTTGTGCTGGCAATGGAGTTTTGATAGAACACTTGGAAAGAAAAGGATTATGTACTTGGGCGAGTGATATTGAACCACAGGCAGAAGGAATATATGCATATAATTATTCTGATTTGACTGAAGAGGAGTTAATAGAATCAGAATATATAATTACAAATCCACCATGGGAAAGAAAAATATTACACCAAATGATAAATTTTTTTGCTGCTAAAAGAAAAACTTGGTTATTATTTGATGCAGATTGGATGCACACTAAACAGAGTCAACCTTATATGTCGATGTGTGAGAAGATAGTGAGTGTGGGGAGAATTTCTTGGTTTGGGAATACAACAGGAAAAGATAATTGTGTTTGGTACTTGTTTGATTGGGATAATAGTAAACCGACAGAATTTTACGGGAGAAAAAATCCTTTAAAATCAACAACTTAGTGTGATAGTAGGAGCGACCTATGATAATACTTGGAATGTCAGAAGGTAGTCATGATGCTGGTGTTACTTTGCTTGAAGATAAAAATATATTATTCGCTTCTCATGCTGAACGGCATAGTAGAATCAAAAATGATTTTAAACTACATCATACTCAATTCCCAGTTTCTGAAAAATATCAACCAGATGTAACAGCTTTTTACGAGAAACCTTTTCGTAAAAATATTAGAAGGATAATATCCGGTCAGAAATGGCAGCATAAACCTAGAAAATGTGACTATTATTTTGGTCATCATGAAACACATGCGGCGGCAGGATATTATACATCACCAT